TGCGTGGTCCCAAAACCTACCCTTTGATTCTAACAGAATCTTCTTGTTTTGTAAAGTCCTAACGAAGTCTGGTTCGTATGAATGTTCTACAACATAGTTAACTTTATCTGTATGGTGACTCCAATCTTTAAGAATTGTATCGTGAAGTAGGTACTCCCAAATGCTATCGTATCCGTTGATTCGTTTGTGGCGTGGGCGCTTTACTCTAGGTTTTCTTTTCAATGTATCTCTCGTCTTTGTTTGTCTATGGCCCTCATAATTGCCTCCTGTAGAAATAGTAATTCTTCTAAATTAAATTGGTCTTGTCGCAACTGTATCGTAGCGGCGTAAGCAATTATAATATGTTCGATTGGGTGTTCTGGTTGCGCTTCTTGAGAATCCATTGTAAATCCTCCAACGTAATTTTATTTAATGACATTCCTTTCTTCATTAATTTTTTAATGTTTTGCGTAGCCCAACGAAAAGTATAGAAAGAAAGATAATAAGTTTTTTGTACTTGCATGTACGTATCCTTGGGTAGAAACTTTTTAAAATTTTCTTTTGTTATTTGGTCAGCCTCTTCTTCTTCAACAATACTATGTAACCACTCAACTAAAATGTCGCTTGCCCTTTTGTTTATTTGTTTTTTAATTTTCTTTTTCATGCTGAGATTTCTTCAACCTTGGGAACTGATTTTACTTTTGTTAGATACTCAATTCCTTTAGCGTACTTAAACATACGAAGGCCCTCACCATCATTAGCATCCTTATGACATTCTATTTTAAAATTACAGTAGAGACAGCCCCTCGGTAATTTCATATTACCTTTTGTTCCTGCTGGTATAGGCTTGTAACATTTTTCTGGAGGCTTTCCGATGTTAAAAATTAGTTTTACTATTGAACCAATAAGAGACTCTACGTTTGGTTTGTCTAACTCTTCTGGTTGGTACAAAGTAAGCTCACCAGACTCTTTATTAATAACTAGAAAGCCCCCGTTGTCTGTACCTTCTGCCTTCTCGTATCCTGCAAGCTGACTTAAATAACCAAAGGGGTCATCCTCTCGTAGCGTACCATTCTGAAACTTTTTAAACGCAAAGCCAGAGGCAGTCTTAATGTCTATAACTTCCCCATCAATCTTACAATCCATATGTCCTTTAACACCACTCACAACAACTTCTTTTTGTTGGTCCGTTACGTTATGACCAGAAAGTTTTACTAAGAAAATTAAAACTTCTTCGAGTAAATGACCGTATAAAAACTTTATAGAAGTTGGAGCATCTATTGTTGACCTAGAATCAGAATACTTATTTGTATAATATAATTGTCGGCTTGGTCTTCCCATATTAGACATACGAAGTTCAAAGCCAGCCCTATTCTGTGGCGTAGCCCACGATACTACAGCATTCTTCATACCTTCTGTTAAGGAATCTAAAAGTTCCTGTGGAATTTCCTCTTCACCTGCATTTAATTTTGATACCGATGAATATATATCTTCAACCAGCGTCGATAGATTTTTCATGTTGGGCCTCCTGTTTTTCATTATCAAGGGTATCTTTAAATGCTTTGATGACATCGCTTGAAAATAATTTTTGTAAATTAACTAGAAACATACGGCTTGCGTTATTGTCTCCACCTGATACAGTTCTAAAAGTATCTAAGTCGTTCACAATTTTCTTTAGCATCTTAGTGTCAAACACCAGAGTACAAAACTCTACGTCGCCAACGCAAAGATTATGAAACCAGTAGTCTGACTCCGTAGCTTTAATGCCTGAAGGTTTGCCGTAGCTTTCGTACTCGACACAGATATTACCTGTCCTCATCCACATATCTCTTTCGGATTTGACTTCTATCTTTTTATTCTCAAGCATGTTTCGTACTTTATCTTCTCGTATCTCTCCGTACTGTAAGTCTAAGTCGAATTTCTTTCGGTCATTTTTAGTGGGTTTCACTCCAGTTTTCTCCTACTTTGTATTCCGCATCTAACGGACAGTTAAGTTTATAGTAATTCCCTGCTTGGCGTATTGCGTTTACTGCCATCTCTCCAAGTCTATCTACATCTTCATGCCAAGTTTCTACTTGCCATTCATCGTGTACATTGGCTACGATATTCGCATCAACGTCACTGTCTTGAAGCATATCATTCAGTATAATTAAACCTCTCTTCATCACGATAGCCCCTGCTCCCTGCAACAAAGAATTCAATGCGGCATGGGAACTTCTTATAAAAACCTTGCGTCCGTCTAACGCCTTGATGTATTCATTTTGTTCAGCCTCTCTTGTAATTCTATTTCTAAGAGATTTAAGTGTTGGAAAATTATTGAGGAAAGATTGCTTAATTCTTCTACCTGTTTTTTTGTCTCCTCCAACCACGCTTCCAATCTTAGCATCTCCTGCTCCGTAGAGGAAGGCATATATGAAAGTTTTAGCCTGAGTTCGTGATTTAAGTCCTGCCCTAGCCTGATTAGCTGTGTGGATGTCTCCGTTGAGAATGTCATTTATAAACTCCTTATCATTTAAATAGTGTGCAAGCATTCGTAATTCCAATCCGCTTGCGTCTATACCTACCAGTTTGTATCCTCTCGGTACTGACCAGACAGCCCTACACTCTTTACCGTAAGGTGAAGTTACGCTTGGTACTTGTGCTAGGTTAGGGTCACGATGCGACATTCTACCAGTGATTGTACCATTCGAGATTACTGAACCGTGTACTCTATCGCGCCTCAGAAATGATAACCAAGATTGTACCTGAGCTATTCTCTTCTGTAACATTAAATACCTAGCAATGATAGCCGCTTCTGGAATATCTTTTACTGTAGAGAGTATTGTTTCATCAATCTTAGCTTGACCCGTAGGAGTAAACTCTTGTGGCTTCCATCCGAACTCCTGTAAGTATTGTCCTATTTGTTGGCGTGAGCCTAAGTTAAAAGGTTCTTCAGTCGTTCTAACTATAACACCAGCCCCCTTGGTCATAGCGGCATACTCTTCATCCGTAAGCCTAGCTTGGCTCCCCTCGTTATCAATACCTAATTTCTTTAACACTCCTTGTTTTGTGTGTTGTGCCTTTAATGTACGCTCGATTACTTTAGGTTTAAAAGTTTTATGTACCTCGTCTTCGGCTTTGATAAGTTCATTCTTAAAATAAGTTAACAAATCCTGAGCCGCTTCTTGGTTCATAAAGAAACCGAAGTCTCTTTGGTTACAAGTTATTTTATAAGTTTCCGTTTCAAGATTAACACTCTCGGAAGTAAAGCCCTTGCTCTCTCCCTTTAAGGATTGATAGACCTTATAATTTACAAGCACATCCTGAGCGCAATACTTCATCATGTTATCTGAGTACCTACTGTAATCGTTAAACTCTATCTTAGGAAAGTTTAAATAATCTCCCCAAGCCTTGAGTCCATGTGATGACCGAATAGGATTAAATAATCTAGATAGCACCAGCGTATCTATAATCTTTTTACTCATCAGGTCCACGCCATATAGCCTTTTGATTTCGGGGATGTCAAACCCAATTATATTATGGCCGATTAGTTTGTCTGCGCTTTCAAGAAGCTCGATGCCTTCCTCAATTTTACTAGGTGGAAAGTTAAATTGTTCCTCCGTATCAACATTTAATATAGACATACAATATACTTTTGTAGACTGTAAGCCATCGGTTTCAATATCAAAGACTAATGATTTCATATGAGAACCTCGTCATCATCGTCGGTAATAAAAGTTTCGGAAAGCCTCCCTGTATCTTTATTGTAGATAAGATGTGCCGCCATACCAACGTCACCTGTGTATCTAGATTTCAATACTCTCATGTGTGTAGTGTTAGCTTCTTGTGGGTCATCGGATTGTTGGTCACGCTCCAATGCTATGACACAATCAGATAACTGTGCAATACTTTGTGACCCCCGAAGGTGTGAGAGGCTGACAGAGATGCCGTTCTCGTGGCCTCTGTTGCCCTCTACTCGACGTAGATGACTTACGAGTATTAAACCTACGCCTGTCTCCTCGACGATGCTACGAAGCTTTGTCATTATATTATCAATAGCTCTGCGTTCATCGCCCTCAACCATTGCACTGACAAGCATATGTAGATGGTCTACGACTACCCACTTACACTCACACCCTACAATTAAAAACCGAAGCTTACTAAATATTTCTTCGATGTCGGTGATTCCAAAATGACTGTGAATCCACACTCGGTCTTTGTTGTCACCGCTATAAACTTTATCGAAGATGTTATTTAATTGTTCTTCGTTGTAAGTCTCGCGCACTTGGTCAATGTAAAGCCTAGCGTTAGCTTCAATGGAAAGAATACCATCGACGGTACGCCTCCAGTCCTCCTCCAGTGCTATGATACCTACGTTATCTTTAGTGTGAGTGATTAACCAATGCTCTATCTCTCGTGTGACGCTTGACTTACCTAAGCCTGTGCCACCTGTAAGAGTCACTAGTTCTCCACTCCGTAAGCCATAGAGTTTATCATTGAGGCCATCCCAAGGGTACGGCACACTCTCGCGCTGTTCACGATTATTAAAATTAACTTTCTGTTCTGAGATATTGAGAACGCCTGAAGGTGTGTAGAGCTTTGCACTCCACCAAGCATCGACATAAGACTGTGTTCTACCTGCCTTGAGCATTTCATTGGGGTCTTTGAAGTCGTCAGGCATTAACATTATTTTAGCTTTGCCGGGAGTTAATAGTCTTGCTACCTTTTTCGCGGCCTCTTGTCCTGCCTTGTCGTTATCAAAATTAATTATGATATTGTCGTAGCCTTCAAGAAACTCTATCGAATGTTTAACGTCCCTCGCGGCTCCACCTGCGCCATTCTTAACGCTCACTACAGGCCACTTAGACCCCTGTAATTCATAGGATGCCATCGCATCGCACTCACCCTCGACGAGAGTAATATATTTTCCAGAGTCTTTAAATATAGATTGACCGAATAGGCCCGTACCCTGTGAACTACCTCGCCAAGAGAAGTGCTTACCTGTTTCTCTCACCTTATAACTTGTAACCTCGGCGGCTACACAGTAAGGGTAGAAATGTTTTACTATTTCTCCTTTGTTATTTTTAACTGCCTTCACATTGAACTTCTTAGCTGTTGCAAGGCTGATGCCTCTGTCAGTTAACGCTTCAAAGTTCCCTTCAATTTCATTAATCGAATTTGTCTGATGCACTTTAAATTCTTCTATGTTGTTTGTAATTTTATTTTGTATTGGTTCTCCAATAAGTTCTTCGTAATCATTTATTCTCTTGTCGCAACTGAAGCAGTAAGCACTACCATCGTCGTTAATGCTTGCCGCATCGGTTGAACCGCAGAGAGGACAGGGCTGATGGTATTTAACAAAAGCCAAAACACTTCTCCTTTTAAAAGTTAAAGCAGTTTATAGACTTGCTTAGGTCATTAAATGTTAGTCAGCCTTTACAACTTCTTCAGCTTCGACAGCATCACCAAGAGATGTAAGCATATCCTCTGTCAACTGCTCTTGAATTTTACTACTTAAAGTAATGCCAGCCGCTTGCAGAATGTCTATGCGTTTCTTCATAGTCATAATCTCTTGGTTTGTTTCTATCAGATAGCGAAAGAAAGTCTTACCTTCATCACTAAACTTAGAAACCTCATATTGGTTTCCTTTGTTTTCGTAAAGGATTTTCTTTTCTTGTTCACTCAAAGTTCATCCACCTCCTTTTCATCACCTTCTACTATATCAAACTCATCCCCATCACCTGCACTGTAACTAACTAAGTCAATTACTTGTACGGCTTGGAGTTCAAGACCTTTGAAGTCTTGTCCGTTGCGATTAATTTCCCAAGGTCGAGCTTGAACCTTAACCTTAGAACCGTTACCTACCAAACAATCCAATGTCTGCTTTTGAGCATCCATTAAAGTAGGAGCTTTGCGAACCATGCCATTAGGCCCATTCACCTTTCGGGTTATCGTGATGGTTGGTCCATCATCTTTATCCTTTATGGTGTAGCCTTGGCTTTTTAGTTCCTGTGCTTTATCATCATTCAATACCACATCAATAGTATACTTATGCTCGAAGCGAGTATTCGGTGTGGTGATTGATGCCCAGTTTGCAATTCCTTCTAAGACCATTTGTTATTTCTCCTTTCGTTAGTGAGTGCCGCCATGTTACCACAGCCTAGCGTTGTTGTCAAGCCCTAAATTTCCGCAAGGTAATTTATAAAGCTTGGCAGTTGATTGAAAACAAACTCTTCAGTGAGTGCTTGATTCTCCTTTCGGTTTGATGCTACAAAATCAAAGAATCTTTCTTTAACTTTTTTGTTAGGGCAAGGACATCCTATGTGAAAGGCGAAAGCCTTTGCCCAGTGGTCATCAAGTATTATCTGTTCTCGTTTTGATAGCATCGTTATCTCCATGATTAAATTCATCTTCAGTTAAAATCTTTTGAAATTCTTCTGTTGCTAAATCATCAATAAAATTATCATCCTTAATGTTTAATTCGTTTGCTCTTTCAACAGCCCTATCAAGTGCTAGGTCTACTGCCCAATCGGTGAATGGATTACTCATCGTTGTTTCCTTTTGTAAATAATCTAACCGACCTTGTGCTGTCTGTCTCACGCCATTGCATACCATGAAGCTCATATTCAGCAGGTATCACTGGGCAAACATTACAGTACATCTCCTGTTTTCTTCCTGTCCTGTCACATTCTTCATCGTAACATTCAATATCAAAGTACTTTTTGTTAACCTCTATTTCTGTCCAAGTTTGTTCTCCTTCGCGAGCGTCAAGGTCAGCGCAAAAATCTTTCC